GCGCATTTCGGCCAGCTGCTTTGCCAGGGACTCCTCCCGCTGTGCCACCACGTCCTCACCCGCCTGACGCTCCGCCGCCGCGATGTCAACCGGGCATCCGGCCGCCTCGATGTTCTCGGTCATCTTCCGGGCAACCGCCTCGTCCTCGCAGATGAGGCAGGCCGGGCGGCAGAGCTCGTGGCGCTCCGTGTGCCACAGGAAGTCCAGGAGCAGCAGGTCCTCCTTGCCCGGGAAGAGCCTGGTGCCGCGCCCCACCATCTGGCTGTAGAGGCTGCGCACCTTCGTGGGCCGCAGCACCACCACGCAGTCCACCGCCGGGCAGTCCCAGCCCTCGGTGAGGAGCATGGAGTTGCACAGGACGTTGTACTTCCCCTCTTCAAAGTCTTTGAGGACTGACCCCCGGTCCGCGCTGCTGCCGTTGACCTCCGCCGCCCGGAAGCCCCGGGCGTTCAGGATGTTCCGGAATTTTTGCGAGGTCTTCACCAGGGGCAGGAAGACCACGGTCCGGCGGTCCTTGCAGCTGCTCTCCATTTCCGCCGCGATCTGATGCAAGTAGGGGTCCAGGGCGGTGTCGATGTCTGCGTATTTGAAGTCCCCGCCCTGGACGCCAACGCCCGACAAGTCCAGCTGCAGGGGGATGGTCACGGCCTTGATGGGGCAGAGAAAGCCGTCCTTGATTGCTTTCGGGAGGGTGTACTCGTAGGCGATGTGCTCAAAGTACTGGCCCAGGTTTCTCATATCCCCCCGGTCCGGGGTGGCGGTGACGCCCAGCACCCGGGCGTCCGGGAAGTGCTCCAGCACCCGCTGGTAGCCGTCCGATAGGACGTGGTGGGCCTCGTCCACGACGATGCAGCCAAAGTGATCCGGCTGGAACCGGGCGAGGCGGGAGGGCCGCTGCAAGCTCTGAACCGACCCCACCGCCACACGGTACCAGCTGCCCAGGCACGTCTCTTCCGCCTTTTCCACGGCGCAGCGCAGGCCCGTGACCTTCAGGAGTTTGTCGGAGGCCTGGTCCAGCAGCTCACCCCGGTGGGCGAGGATGAGGCACCGCCTCCCCTCCCGGACCATGTCCTCAATGATTTTGGAGAAGACGACGGTCTTCCCGCACCCGGTGGGTAGCACCAGGAGGGTGCGCAGGAACGCCCCCTCCCAGTCCCCCTCCACGGCACGCCGGGCCTCCTCCTGATAGGGCCGCAGCTCCATCAGAAGCTCCCCCGGGTCCAGGCGGCGTTTTGCTGGGGCTGGGGCTGGCCGGCCGCCGCCGGGGCGGCCTCCGGGTCGTAGAACTCGTTGATCTCGTTGCCCTCCCGCTCCTTGCCGTCGTTGCCCGTCCACTTGCGGACACCCACATGACAGACGCCGGTTGAGCCGGGGACGGCCCCCCAGTTCATGCGCATGGCCTCGCCGGGCCTGCGCTGGCCGATGGCGGTGAAGAACTGGCACAGCTTCCACTCAAACTTGCTGTGGAGGAAGAGGCTGGTCTGCACCTCGCCGGATGCCTCGGGGCCGCTGACGGACAGGGTGAGCACGGCCTTGTTGCAGGCGGGGATCTTCTCGCTGCCGGAGTGGCGGGCCCGCTCGAAGCGGGTGACGGTGAAGCGGTAGTCCCCCTCCGGGAGGACCTGGAACGACTCGTCCCGCTGGATCTCGTCGTCCCATCCGAACTCGCGGGGGGTGGAATCGTACTGGCTCATAGGATGGCCTCCTGTTCATTGATATAAATATAGTATAGAGCAGGCAAAAGTTGTACTCAAAAGGGCAACCTGTCCGGATTATTTTCGATCATCTCCACGATCCTGTCCCAGAAGGGGAGCACCCAGCCCTCTACGAACCCCGAGGACTCCATGGCGGACCAGGGGGTATCCCTGGTGAAGTACCCCTTTTGGGCGATCACCTCCCGCACCTCGTCCTCGGTGACGTTGGCGCTCTCCAGCAGGGGCAGGAGGGCGGCGGGGATGCCGGAGTCGGGTCCGGGTCCTGCCGGACGGGCAATATGGGTCTTTTCTGCGGTGGCTGACCCAGGCTGAGGCCCCGCGGCGGCATGCTGTACATCCACGAAACCTCTCTGCCCTGCCGGACGGGCAGGCCCGGGACTATCCTGCGGTGATGGGCCGGGATCGCCGCCCGGTGACGGCGGAGGCGTCTTATCGGGGTCAGGCGGGGGCGCGGGCTCCGGCTGTGCGGGGGCAGCCGGGAAGATGTAGGGCGCGAGGGCGTTAAAGTCCAGGGGCAGCTCCTCGGGGAGGTCCAGCCGGTTTTTCGCGTCCCAGCAGGGGTGATGGGCGGTGTAGAGCACCCTGCGGCCCCCCTGGGCCTTGAACTTCTTCCCCTTCTCGTCGGTGGCGACGGCCATCGTCTTATAATTGGCGAAGAGGAGCAGGTCGGACCACTCCTTGACCAGGGGCGCGGTCTTCTTCTGGAGCTTCAGCTCCCAGCGGTCGTAGGCCCCCATCTCGTCGGGCTGTTCAAATTTGCGCATCATGGCATGGGCGGTGAGGACCACATGAATACCCCGCTCCACCACCTCCTCCAGGAGGTTGAGGAGCCTGCCGAACTCCTCGGCGAGATAAACATACCCTCTGCCGTAGCCCAGGTCCTCAATGCCGCTGATCTGCTTGCTCGCGCAGATACTGCTGATGCAGAGCTGTTCCGCCCAGTCGGCGGTGTCGATGACCAGGGTCTCGCACAGACCGGCATGGTCACGGATGTAGCGCACCTGCTCCAGGAGCATGGTCCAGCTGGAGGGCTTCTCCATCCGGGCGACATCCATGTGGCGGGTGGAGCCCTCTGTGTCGATGAAAAGCGGCTTGGGAAACCGGGCGGCGAGGGTGCTCTTTCCGATGCCCTCTGGGCCGTAGATGACGGTTTTCAGGGCTCCCGCCTGTTTTCCGGTGATGATTCGCATCAGAATACTCCTTTCTGCCAGGCGGGCACATTGTCCGCCGCCGGGCCGGGCGCCGCGGTCCCGGCCATGCCCCCGCGGCAGCACCCGTCCTCAATAATGATGGAGCACTCCTCCCCGGTGCTGACTCTGGTGGCGATGCCCTGCAGGCCCTCAGACTCCATCCAGGCGGAGAACTCCCGCAGGCTTTCCAGGTCCATCTGCTCCAATTTATCCAGGAGCACAAAACCGCAATCCGGATTCAGCGCCCGGACGATGGCCGTGGAAACCTTCAGCTGGTCGCTGCCGCTCATGCAGTCCCACGGGCGACCCTGGTAGGTCAGATCCCCGTCCTCCACGGAGAGCCCCGGGAGGGGCAGGTCCGCGCCGCTCAGGAGATCCAGCCTCCTCTTCCGCACCTCCGCCAGCTCCTCCGTGAGGGCGGCATACTGGTCGCCGAAGTCCTTTGCCTCTGCCACGGCCCGGGCCTTGTCCTGGTTGGCGCGGACCTTGGCGTTGACGGACTCGATGTCCCGGAGGCTCCGCTCCAGCTCCTCCGTGGACTCGTCCAGGAGGTCCAGGGCGTCCCGCCGGGCGGTCTCGCAGTCCGCGCGGAGGGCTGTGTATTTCTCCGGCGCGTCCTGGACGCGCCTCTCCAGGGACTCCAGCTGCTCTCTTGCAATGGCACACTGCTCGTCCAGCTTCTTGACCCGATCCCGCTTGCGCTGGTTCTCGCCGTTGCGGGCGAGGATGGCCTGCTGGCGGTGGATGAGCTCCAGGGCGGAGACGGGCTCCGACGGGGCCTCCGGCCACGAGCGGAGCTCTTCTGCGTACTTCGATTTCTGGTCGTAGAGCTGACCTGCGGTGCGCCGCCGGGCGTAGAGCTCCTTTTCCTCCTGCTCCAGCTCTCGCACCTGGTCCTCCAGACCGATGATGCGCAGGAGGGTGTCGGCCTTCTCCCGGCTGGTGGACTGCATGAATTTGGGCATATTGAGCGCCAACTCCTCCACAAAGGAGTTGAGCAGGGTCTGCCCGGCCCTGCGGCCACGGGTGTCCGTGACCTTCAGGTCGCTGTTCTTGCCGGAGCGCTCCACCACGATGCCGTTGGAGAGCTCCACGCGGAGCTTCGGCGGGATCACCGAACCCTCCCGGGCCGCCTGGGAGGGCCGGTAGCGCTCCCCGCCCAGGGCCCAGACGATGGCGTCCAGGCTGGAGGTTTTGCCCTGGTTGTTGCGGCCTCCGATGACCGTGAGGCCGTTTTCCGCAGGCGTCAGCGTCAGAGCCTTGATACGCTTGACGTTCTCCGCCTCGAATTGGGTGATTTTGACTGACATGGGGTTTCCTCACTTTCTGTATTGTGCAGACCCGGTCACAGACGCATCCGTGCCAGGTCGTGGGATTTGTTTTGGCCGTCTGGCTTTGGCGCGGACGGACGGATCATCCGCAACAATGCAGTCGCGGTAGTCAGGCATCTCCTGCGCCTCCGTTCTCAATGTCAGCGATCGACCGGAATATTAGGTAGAACTGCTGCGGCACTACAGCGTTTCCAAGGCATTTTAGCCGGGATACCCTGTCTGGAATATTGGCCGCTATTCTCGGGATTTCTGCCTCCCAGGTTCCGCCCACCCACTCACATTTGCCAACAGTTCGGAACCCAGCCCATTCAGCGGTCAGATCAAGTCCGCCAATGCCAGAAAACAGGGACAGGTGGGTCAATCGGTCGTTCATCGTTCCACCCACACCTCCGCCAACAATGCATCCGCAGTAGTCAGGCATCGTCAACCCCCCTCCTGAGCAAACAAGCTCAACTGGTGTTTGAGGATTTTCCTATGGTCCTCCATGCGCCGGGCCTCTTTATATGCGTTATATTTCGCGCGGTATTCATAGCTGTTGCCAAAGATATTCCACGCCGCTTTGACCACATTTGGCTCATAGGGTCGGATTTTTTCCAGATCCTCCACTGCTTTGTAGGAGATTGGGCACCCGCAGCACCCTGTCCGGGTCAGACCGTAGACCTCGTATGCGTCTGAATACCGAATGTTGTAGTAGTCCTTGTACCACGCCTTGTCAGAGTCCGTAACGTAGTACAGCGGCCGGAGGCGGTACTGGCCGGAGCTAGTCTCTCCAAAGCAAAGTGTGGTATTGTCCTTTCGGGGGACCGACCGCATACCGCCCTCCGCCCGGCGTTCGCCGGTGATAATCATGTCGTAAGTCTTCTGGATTTTGTGAGCGATTTGCTTTTTACAGTAGTCGCAGCATTTGGCGCTGATTTGGAAATCCGGTGGGTATTCACTAATAAAATCCAGCATATATTTGGATGAATTGATGACAAGCTGGATATTCGGTCGAGGCTCCCCAGCGCTGTTGCAGCAGCAAAGGAAATTGATGACGCTTTCACATTTTGGATACCGATTCCGCAGCTCCTCCCGCTTTGTAGGCTTGTCCTCCGCATTGTTGTATTCATCTGCAATGGACAGTGGGATCCCCTTTTTCTGCCAATCGGACAATCCTCCAGACATGATTTTTGAGACGAACGGAATTCCGTATGTTCTGGCCGCTGTGACGATGTTGACCTTTGGACGAACCTCTTCAATCTCGACGCCATATTTTTTTGCTGCGGCGTTCACGTGGTCCTTCGTGGCCTTCATCTCCAGGCCGGTGTTAAAGAATACGTACTTGATAGGGGGCAGATTCAAGCCCGTCCGCGCTCGCTCGATTACATCGATCATGATGTCGCTGTCCGCGCCGCCGGAATAGGAGCAGATTGCGTTCGGATGTTCCATCAGTCGCTTTTCAACGATACTGATGATTGCCTGAAATTTATGGGGCGGGTCGAAGTCAGCGTAGGACGGCCGGTCTGTGTAGACACGGCTCTTGTAGGTCTCCTTCATGACACAACCCACACCTCCGCGCTCTGTACGCCGAACATCTCCGCCTGTGCGTGGTCTGTAACGCACACGTCCACGCGGTTCCCGGTGACGCCTGTGTCCGCGGCCAGGTACCGCTGGCCGTCTATGACCACTGTGCTCCCCAGGGGGATGACCGACCGGTCCACGGCCACGATGCCGGGCCCTGCCGGGAGCCCGCTGGCCGTCACGCCGTCGGCCCACCGGCCGCAACAGTCCTCGCAGGGGCAGTAGGCGGTGATGGTAAACTCTCCCAGGTATGCCCAGGCCCCCAGGGCCTCATAGGCCGCCGCCTGCTCCTCCCGGGCCTGCTGGTCCCTGGACACCCGCGCGGCCAGCACCCCCAGCTCCTGGACGGCGTGGTCCCGTACCTGCTCCGCGTTCTGGAGATCCGTCTGGTACTGTGCCTCCCGGGCCGCCCACGCCTGGCGGTCCAATTTGTGCGCCCCGCATGTGCTGAGGTTCACCGCCAGGGACAGGCCGAACATCCCAAGCGCTGCCGTCTGCCATGTCGCCGTCTCATGCCGCAGCGGCCGGCGAGACTCCCGCCGCGCATGGGCAATGTCTTTTGTTGGTGTCATAGTGTGTTCTCCCTCTGTTTCCAATATCCAGAAATCAGATTAGTGGGCTTTTCCTTTGCAGTTACAACCGCAAAAATCGGCCATTCTGATTTCTTGATATTAAGTCCTGCAAATACGCAGAAATCTTTGCCTGCCTCGATGCCACGGCCTGCCTTGATGCCACAGCCTGCCTTGATGCCACGGCCTGCCTCGATGCCCCAGCCTGCCTCGATGCCCCAGCCTGCCTTGATA